AATCATAATGAAGAGAGTGAGAAACCTGCTCGCCGATATCGTTAATTTCAACTAGCACCGAAGCATTATTATATGCCTTGGCTGATCTATGAATAAAGTCAGCATAATCTATGGGCGAGATAGCATTGTTTCGATAAACGCAAGCCTGTTGATATGGCATAGAGGTAACATCAATTAATTGGAATGCAGAGTAGTCTAATCCTTTACCACGAGAAACGTCGCATAACATAATATAAACGTGCTGATCTTGTGGGGCGATATATTGTATAAGACCATCTCGTTCTACAATCGGGTTCTGGTGTACAAGCTCTTTAAGCTTCCAGCCAGCGATAAGCGTACCAGAGCTACCAAGAAACTCGCAATTATATTCCTGATCGAACTTCTCTAGGTCGAAGTTCATCGCTGCTAATGTATCGGCTTTCCACTTTTCGTCTCGCCCAGGAACGTTTTGCCACTGAACACTTATATAATTGTACTGGTTTCGTTTCTGTTGTGCATTCACCCATATACTATAAAAGTGATTAAGACCATTAGGCGTTGAAACTAAAACAATTTTAGATTCGCTACCTGACGAAATAGTAGGATAAACTGAGGTGAAAAACTCATCCCAGTTTTCGATGAACGCCGCTTCGTCGATGAATAGAAGGTTGATAGAATAACCACGGATAGAGTCGGTAGATGTTGCAGCCGCAAGAACACGACTGTTATTTTCAAGAACGAATGAACCCTTATTCCATTCTTTAATACCTTGCTGAAGCCAACGAGGTAGATACTGGTAAGCAAGCTGGACACGCCCAAGAATTTCACGAGCCGTATCGCCTTTGTTGGCAAGTAGAGCAACCGTTTTATCTTTATTGAAAATAATATACCAAAGAATAAACGCACAGGTCGTTGTTGACTTACCTGCCTGACGAGCTGTTGTAACGATATTGAAACGATTAGCGGCAAAAGAGGTTAACATCTCTTTCTGGTAAGAATAAAGAGTAAAGTTAACCAAACCTTTATCGATACTGATAATTTTCATATACTTTTCGGTAAAGTATACTACGTCCTGAGAACATCTAATGTATTCTTGAACTAGATCAGGAGTCCATTCGATTGCCTGATTTTCACGCTTAAGGTTAGCGTTACCATTATATCCACGTGCATCACGTGTACTAGACTGCAGATCCACCATTTTTCATGTTCTCGATTACTTGCTGAAGTTCTGCTGTTGAACCTACGAATAAGTTATTGTTAATAGTTTTCGCATTTTCATTTGTTGGTGTATCAATTGCTGAAATTTCTCTAATTTTTGTTTGAAGTTCAAGTAGATCTTTATTAGCCTGAAGCGTAGTATCTATAAGTTTTGCAAGAACTTCAAAGGCTCTTGGATGTTGGGAACTAGTAGCAATTTCAGATAATGTATCTATTGCTTCTCTTCCACTCTCAATCATAGTCAATACGTTAGCACGTGCTGTTTCAAAATCTTGTCTAGCACTGTCATTATGAGCGTCTGCTATAATTGTACTTACAGCTTTTGATTGATATAATGGGGTAACTCCTAAAGCATTTGCTATAGGGTCATTATTTGCATTGTTTTTCATTCTATCTCATCTTCATTGTAAATCATTGTTATGAAACCAAAATCGTCGGTTACTTCTATCTCATTATATGAAATAGTTCCAGTGCTTGTACTAGGAGAGCCAGAATAATTAATAGGTGTACCATTTGAAGCTAAACCAGGCTGCAACGTAACTCTTTCTACAACAGGAAGCTGCCCAACAACATCTGGTATTTTACCATCATCAATTTCTGGTAAGTAAAATTTAGTATCAACAAATTTAATAATACCAGCTCTTTTAACTGGACCATATATATAGCCTTTTAGAAGGAAGTCTAAAGTCCATATAATTGCTCTACGGTCTTTAAATTGACCATCATAGTTATCGCTGTATGTTATATTATTTAATATAATCGGAATATCCATAGTTACTTCAACTTCAGGTATAAGATTAACTGTAGTCGTCCAGTCTGGGGTAAAGTAAGGAATAATCTGCTCTAGTATTTTAGTACCATCTTCTGCGTTTTTAGCATAGATATAAACTTTAAACTCTATATTATAAGGCACAGGGTTATATTGGTATTTGAATTTATTAGGATCGGTTGTGTCTTTAACAACAACTTTATTAATAGTGTTAAGTTTTCTAGTACCATCATATGTCATTCTACCCATTTCAAAAGAAATAAGCGGAAGCGGTATAGTTGCAGACTCTCTGTCGATATTTGGATCCTGTAGGACACGTGCAAGCATCTTATCTTTTGGTGCATATGTAACTGGAACTTTAAGCAGGGAAGTTATATTTCCAGTTTTATCGGTACGTGTTATACGAATATTATTGACGAGGGTTCCCATCAATATAACGTATTTTCTAATTAGCGAGAAATAAAATGGTGAACCGAACATTAAATTTGTCTTTCGCTAAATGGATCGTATGCAGTAAAATCGATAAAGTTATCAGATTCTTGCTGAATCTCATCATTATCGGCACCTGGTATTAGATCGTTAATGGAAGATCCTTCAAGAGTAATATAATCGTCGTCTTCAGTAATTAAATGATCACCCGCTTCGGTCATAAGAGTCCAATCAAGTATATTAGTACTGAACTTTTTCTGAAGTACATCTATCTCAGGTATACCAGTATTCATTACTTCTCCAGAATACTCAAATAACTCACAGGTCATTTCCCAAGTTTGAAGAGCGCCAAGCTGATAAAACATTTCGAACTTATTAACATACTTAATTTGAAAACACTTTTTATTTAATGGGAAGTAAATAAGGTCGCCTTCGTTCGGTCTTACCTGAGTTGTATAGGTTCCGACTTCATCATTGAAAATACGCTGGGCGACAGAAAATATAACCTGATCACGAATTTCGATACCAAACTTAGACATAAAATTACCATCACCAGAAAACCCATCTACTGATTTAATATAAATTTCAATAGGATAAGCATGGGCATAACTTGATTGATCGTCAGCACCATATACCGCATCGTAGTTATTCAACTTACGAGGTATATAGAACATATCTTCGCCATAAATTTTAATAGCTTCAATAATTAAGTTCTCAAGAAGAGATTGCTCCTGAGATGATTGAAAATTATTAAAGAAAAAGTTAGTTGCCATTTTAGCCGATCATATCTGTAACTGGGAGCGAATAGCTATGAATCATTTCTTTTTCAAGCTCTGCTCTTTCCTGTGTAGCTTCTTCGTAAATAACCTGACCGTTGAAAGTCAAACCGCCTGGCATTTTCATTCCATTAAATTTCTTAAGGTTATTGCCCCACTGCTGTTTGATAAGACAAGAAGCATAACGTAGTAACCAACGATCGTTCCAGGCTTTAGTATATACTTCTGGATCAAGAACTTCATATGCTTCAACAATAATATAGTCACCAGCATTAATTATTGACCAGTCCATATCTATATAAACTTTATTATTATGGCGATTATAACGCATTGGCTGCTTGCCAACAAGCATCTGCTCAAGAAACTGTATGTGCTGCATTGCCATGTAATATGGAACCATAGACACAGATGTAAGAGTATAAAGATCGTTCAATGCGATCTGATAACGAATGTTGAATAGGTTATTAGTATTAAGAGCCTGACCTATTTCGAAAATATTAACAGCGCCGATGATATTATCAGGAAGAGTAATATAACGATTTGTTTTATTTTCTTCTGTTACTAGATGCTTATAATAGACCTTATCGGAACCATCAAAGTGATAATCCCAAAAATACTTGATAGCTTCATCGATACGATCTTCTACCTGATCGTCATCTACGTTAATTTCAATAACAGGTTTACCTAAACGACGTAGGCAGTTTTCTTTAAATGTTGCTCTTGTTGATGGGATTGCCATTTATATTACCATTCTTGATAGCTGGGTTTAGTTGCTCTGTTGAATTAGTTATTATTTCTGTCCAAACATTAGTTTTTTTGTCATGATGCCAACCAATCATAGCAGTAATATCCGTGATATTGACTTTGTAAAAATTACCATGTGGTTGCCATTTTGATGTTTCCTCAAGTATAATTACATTATCACATATACCTGTTGAGGCGTTAACTATTGCAAATACTGACATAATTTATCTCCTTAAGATCCCGGGAATACAGTTACTATAATTATACCAGAAGCTCCTGCTGCTCCAGCACCACCTCCACCCGATGGTACTAC